TGATCTTGGCTAGATTTCTCCCAGCGGCAATAATCATCGGTCTGGGATACTTGATTGAGCGCTTTTTGACGCTGAGAAAGGCTGTTGGCGGATTCGGGGAGGCGTTCAACTTGGTCTGGGAGGTTGTCAAAGAGTTTGGCAACAATGTGAATATCTATATTAATTATATAATCACCCGTTTGGGTGCTTGGTTTGCTCAGTTTAAGGCAGATACGATTGGTGTCTTCGCTGCAATAGCTGAGTGGATTCAGGGGACTTGGATTTCAAACTTGCTAGGATCAGCCGCTGGGGCGGTTAAGGCTTATGCAGCCGCATGGGAATTTATCAAGGAGTTTATCCCGAATGTATTCAGGGAAGCGCTGCGTGGCGCTCTTGAGTTTGTTGATGACGGCCTGAATGCTCTTGTTGGAAAGCTAGATGACCTCCTGCAAAGGGTTGGCATAGATAAATTCGCCGATTTCCAATCTTCTCTGGCTAATACTTTTGTCGGAGAGGCCGCGCAGATTGAGCCTCTTATTGATCGTATCAATAGGGCATTTGCCGAAGGGCAGGAAGCAGGCGCCGCGTTTGTTGGAAACCTATCAACATCACTCAGCGATAGGGCAGCAGAACTGAACGAAGTTGCCAGGATAATGCATAAGAACGCAGATATGTTCTTGGGGTATATTTCCACTGAGAAGTGGGACGCTCTAAAGGCCGCGATTGCATCGGCTACAAGCGAAATAAACCTTTTCGGCGGCGCGGCTGGTGATGCTGGTAAGGCAGCGGCAGACTCGGTAAAGAAGATCGAAGACCGTTTCCAATCGCTGAAGGATAGCATTCGCTCCTCAATGGAGAATGCCTTCATGTCAATGGTTGACGGCACGAAGACCGTGCCGCAAGCGTTCAAGGCAATGGCTACCGAGATAATTAAAGAGCTATATCGCGTCTTGGTAGTGCAGCGACTTGTCGCGCAGATCAGCAGTTTCCTTGGTATGAACCAAGTCTCTGGATCTTGGTTCGGTCCTGGAAGCGGTGCCAACTATGCCCCGCCATCTCGGCCAATCGGTCTTGGCGCAAAGGCAATGGGCGGACCAATCACTGCCGGCAGGCCATACATGGTTGGCGAGCGCGGGCCTGAGTTGATCGTGCCGAGCCGCAATGCCAGCGTCATCCCGAATGACCAACTCTCTGGCGGCGGCGTGACCGTCATCCAGAATAACACTTTCGGCAATGGCGTCAGCCGCGCTGAAATCCAAGCGATGCTGCCGCGCATTGTCGAAACCACCAAGGCCGCTGTCTTCGATGCACAGCGCCGCAGCGTGACAGGAAGAGGCTACGCATGACGACCTACCCGCTAACCCTGCCATCGCACACAGGCATCCGCTCCGTGTCGCTGCGGGCTACAAATGCTGTCGCCTACGACCGCAGCCCATTCACCTTTGCTGGTCAAGCCCAGGCGAGCGCAGGTCAGATGTGGGAAGCGGATGTATCCCTGCCGCCAATGAAGCGGGCGGACGCCGAAGTCTGGATTGCCTGGTTGACAAGCCTGCGCGGACAATACGGCACGTTCCTGATGGGCGATCCTAGCGCAGCCACCGCAAGAGGGACGCTAGGTGGAACGCCGCTCGTTAATGGCGCGAGCCAGACTGGCGCAACCTTGAACATAGATGGAGCCACCGCTGACGTGACGAACTGGCTCCGCGCTGGGGATTACATCCAGCTTGGTGCCGCATCGTCGGCCACTCTGCATAAGGTCTTGGAGGATGTCTCCACTGACGGATCCGGTCAGGCCACCTTGACGCTGTGGCCGCATATACGGACGGCTCCTACTGACAACTCGACTGTCGTCACGTCAAACACGGTCGGCAACTTCCGCTTATCGAGCAACTCATCCGAGTGGTCGATCAGCGAGGCGTCCATCTACGGCATTAACTTCAGCGCGATGGAGGTCGTGTAATGAGCCGCACTATCGACAGCGGCCTACTTGCTGCCCTGACGGCGGCATCGTGCCAGCCGTATTATGCGGTGGAGTTGCAATTCCCGTCTGGAACGGTCAGGCTTTGGACTGGCTACGGAAATAGGACTATCAACTCTCAGACGTTTATAGGGAGCGGTAGCCTGCTCAACATAAGCGGGCTTGAGGAGGTTGCAGACCTAAATTCCGTTGGAGCCACTGTCACTCTGTCCGGCATCTCGTCCACGATCATTTCCGCTGCATTGCAGGAGAATTATCAAGGTCGAGTGGCGAAAGTCTATCTTGGCGAAGCCAGCGTCAACGCGGTCGTTGAGGTCTTCTCCGGCTTCATGGATGTGATGACCATCAACCATGATGCGGATCGTGTAAGCGTTCCTCTGACGATTGAGAGCAAGATGGTCGTCCTACAGCGGGCCAAGATCCGCCGCTATACTGACGAAAATCACAAGCTGCGTTATCCATCAGACACATTCTTCTCTTTTGTGTCCGCCATTCAGGATGTTCAAGTGCCGTGGGGACGCAAGGCCGACTAATAGCATATCTGAATGCCCAGCGCGGGAAGCGATTTGAGCTTGGCGTCCATGATTGCCTGACCTTTACCAACGGGGCTTGGCGGGCGATGCACGGCTCTGGCTATGCTGACGATGTTATGGGTCAATACGCCAGCCTTGGCCGCAAGGATTTTGCGAAGTGGATGTGGGAGAAGTATAACACCACTGACCTTCGCAATGCTCTGACATCCAAGCTCACTCCAGTTGACGGCTTTCCACCGAAGGGTGCGCTTGTTATCTCAAGCATGGCAAGACCGTACTTTACTCGCTATGCTCTGGGTATAGCTTGCGGTGTGACGGCTGTTTTTCTTGGTGGGGAAGATATGATATACATATCTGTGAATGAAGTCGAAGGGGCTTGGCTGTGACGCGAAGAATGCCATTCAATGTGATGCGCCACGCCGATTGGGATGTGGCGCCAAGGCATCCAGAAATTGTGGTGCCTGCCATAGCTTCCGCGTTGGGTGGTTCAACGGCAGCATATATTGCGGCAAACGTGATCTACTACGCGGCAACCACAGCGATCACGTCATACGCGCTGAACGCCCTAGCTGAACAGCAGTTGTCTGCCGCCCAGAACCAAGGCTCACTTCTGAACTTCCGGGGCGCGGCAGAGCCTCATGAGTATGTCTATGGCCGTGTCCGTAAGGGCGGCGTCATAACTTATATGTCTGCAAGCGGAACGCAGAACAAATATCTACATATGATAATTACGCTGGCGGGTTCGCCAGTTGAGAGCATTGGGGATATTTATATCAACGATCAGATCGTCGCGCTCGATGGTAGCGGCTTTGTGACGAGCGATCCTTGGGCCAGCAAGATCAGAATCAAGAAGTATAACGGGACACAGACCACAGCTGACAGTGATCTTGTTTCAGAGACTTCCGGGACAACTGGTTCCGTTGGGTCGAGTTTCGTCGGCAATGGCATTGCATATTTATACGTCCGCTTCGAATATGACGGAGAAATTTTCAGCGGTGGAATCCCCAACATAACAGCAGTTGTGGACGGCAAGAAGGTCGCCAATACCGCTGGCGCTGCTCAAGTCTATCCTGCTTCAGCAAATGCTGCGCTGGTCATCAGGGACTACATCCGGTCTTCGTATGGATTGGATGATACCTCAACTGACGATACATATTTCGCGGCAGCGGCCAACGATTGCGATGATAATATCCCCCTCGCGGTCGGTGGTACGCAAAAGCGTTATACGATCAATGGCGTTGTTCGCTCGGACGTTCCTGTTGGTCAAACCCTGCAAGACCTAGTTAAGTCTTGCAATGGCGCTCTTTTTTACGGTGGGGGCGATTGGAAGCTGAAGGTTGGCGTCTATTCCGCCAGCGTTAAGTCATTTACGCTCGACAACCTACGCAGCAGCATATCGTTGCCGACAAAGGCATCCCGCCGGGACAACTACAATTCCATCACTGGTAAGTTTGTCCACGCCGCCGCTGATTATGTCGAGGCCGACTTTCCGGCGATCACTAGCAGCACATTCTTGGCTGAGGACAACAACATTGAGAATCCGCTCGATGTAAGTTTCACGTTCCTGACTGACCCATATCGCGCCCAGCGCGTTGCCAAGCAGATGCTCTTCCGCAGCCGCGAGCAGATGACGTTTGTGGCAGATTTCGACCTGACCGCGCTTGGCGTTGAAGTCGGTGATATTGTTGACTTGACGATTGCCGAGTACGGCTGGACCAATAAGGAATTTGAGGTAGGCTCTTGGTCGCTGACCAGAGGTGACAGCGGTGCAATCCGTATCTCCATGACGCTGCGCGAGACAAGCTCTGCGGCATTCGATTGGGATGCGGAGGAGAGTGAGCTTGCTGCCAACAACACAAACCTCCCAGCCATCAATGAGGTGCCGACAATCGGCGTGTCGCTGTCTCAGGAATACAGAGCAGTCAATCAAAACGTCACCAATGCGATGGTGATTTATGTTACCTCAACCTCATTTGAGCAGATCGACTTTGTTCGCATTCGCTACAAAAAGACAGCAGACGCAAACTATAAAAACTTGGGCCAAGGGCGTCTTCCTGGCGGGGCGCAAGATGTTGCTCGCTTTGAGATTAACGACATTGAAGTTCCGCAGATTGATGAGCCTGCAATCAATTACACAGTGAAGGTTACACCAGTGAATGCGTTTGGCTTCTCTGGCGCTGAAGTCACATCAACCATCAATATGACCGCTGACACCACACCTCCAGCGGCTCCGACAAACTTCGACCACTTGCTGTCTGGCGGCACATTGTTCATGCACTGGGATGCGGTTGCAGATTTGGACCTGTCGCACTATTCGCTGTGGTATTCGTCAAACTCCTCTTCTTCGTTTGGCGATGCCAGCGTTCAGCGCGTGATCTACAAGATTGCTCGTCCAGCAACTAGCGTCACCTATCCTGCTCTGGCTGGCAAATTCTTCCTGACGGCAATCGACAAAACAGGCAACGAAAGCTATACCGCTGCAAGCATTGTGGTCAGCCCATCAGAGCTTCCGCAGCTTGGCGTCTCCGACACAGACACGGAAAGCACCACCTTCTTAGGCACAAAGACAAATCTTACCGCATCTGGCGGTGCCTTGTATATGACTAGCTATACGAGCGCCGGATCTACCGGGACGTATGATTTTTACCACGGTGGTGCTGGTTATTTTGATGTCGGGACATCTCGCACTGTTCGCGTATCTTATAATATCGCACAGACCCGCAAACACGCCTTGGCCTCTGGCGGCTCTATTAACTGGGATGACTTGCCTGGTAACTGGGATACATGGCCGGATAATTGGGATACTTGGACGGATGAAACTGCTGACTTCGCAGACTTTGCGGTTCAGGTTCAATGCAGAGCATCGGAAGACGCCTCAACTTGGGGTAGTTGGTCGGATGCGTCTGGAGAAATTGTTGGGCGATATGTGCAGTTTCGTGCCATATTCTCCAACACAAACGCTAACGTCACGCCATATGTGACAACCCTATCCGCAACAGTGGAGTATTGATATGTCGCAGCATGACATGACTATTACCAACCAGACAGCAAGCGCTGCTAGGACTGACTTGAATAACGCGCTACAGGCGCTGGCATCAACCAGTTCTGGCGGATCTGCGCCTTCACCGACCTTTGCCAATCAACTCTGGTACGACACAACAAACAACATTCTAAAGCAGCGTAATGAAGCAAACTCTGCTTGGTGCAATTTGCTATACATCGACCAGACATCAAACATAGGCCGCATCCTCGATGATACCCAAGTTGTCAATACCAGCGGGACGCAAACCGGCCTTCTTGGCGATCAATCAACAGCTACATGGCAGACTGGAACTGGCACGACGCAAAGCCTTGTGTCCCCTGCGAATGTGAAATCGGCCATTCTGGCATTGGCACCGTCACCTGCTTTAAGCCTGTCCTCCACTCAGGACACTACATCCGGGTCAACTGTAGACTTTACTGGGATACCAAGCACCGCGACAGAGATTAACGTCTACTTCATAAACTTCACTCATACAGGCACGGGCAGAGTGCAGTTGAGAGTTGGTGGCTCTGTTGTGTCTTCTGGATACAACTCATCTTCTGGTACGTCGGGCGCCGAAAGTTCGGCCACAGACGGTATGTTTATCTACAATGATAGTACCACTAGGCCGATTCACGGAATTATGACCTTTATCAAGGCTGCAAGTGATACTTGGGTACAGAGTCATTCACTTGCGTTAGGAGTCGCTGAATGTAACGGTGGTGGTAGCGTCACTGGTATCGGCACAGTTGATGGCATTAGAGTTAAAGCCACAGGAACTTTCTCGGCTGGCAAAATTTCAATAGGCTGGAGATAGGAATGACGCGCAAGCTAGCTTTTCCCAAGCTGTTGATTGGTGCGATCCGCGTCAATCTCGCGTTGTTTACCAAGCCAACTTATAATGATATGATCGCCGTGCATATGCACGCAAACCCTCGGAGGCCACAATGGCAACTTTCAACAAGGTGAACGACTTCGTGAAGAACGCCGTTCACAATATGGACCTGGAGAGCGATCAAGTTGTCGTTGCCTTGTCCAACACCGCGCCCGGCTCAGAGGCCACCAACCCAGCGACTGATGGCAATGGCATCCTCGCCAACGTGACGCAGATCAGCTACGCCAACTGCTCTTCGCGCAACGTGACTACTTCGTCGTCGACGCAAACTGGCGGCACCTACAAGCTCGTCCTCGCTGACATCACCCTGTCGGCTTCTGGCGGCGATGTAGGCCCGTTCCGGTATGTCTACCTTTACAACGATACTGTTGCGACCCCAGTCGATCCGCTGATCGGCTACTATGACTACGGCTTGTCGCTAACACTCAACGATGGCGACAGCTTCACGCTGGACTTTTCCGCCGCCAACGGTGTTCTGCAAATCGCATAAAAGGTGAAATCGGATGGTTACGCTTGCCAACCGTGCCAAAGTTGGCACGACAACCACAGGCACAGGCACGATCACTCTGGGGGCTGCTTCTCAGGGCTTCCAGACGTTTGCCGGCGCTGGCATTACTAACGGGCAGAGCGTTCGATACACCATTGAAGATGGGCAGGCATGGGAAATCGGATCAGGGACGTATTCGTCAACTGGTCCGACCCTAACCCGCTCGCTTGACGAAAGCTCCACAGGATCGCTCCTGAACCTTTCCGGCGGCGCTATTGTCTTCGTGACGGCGGCGGCTGAAGACATCCAGCAGCCGCCCGCTGAAGGGGCTTTTGTTGATGGCGACAAGACGAAACTAGATGGCATTGAGGCAGGTGCTACTGCGGATCAGACTGCTGCTGAAATCCTGACTGCAATCAAGACTGTTGATGGCGCTGGCTCTGGGCTGGATGCTGATACGCTTGATGGCATTGAGGCTTCGTCGTTCTTGCAGGCCAACCAGACCATCACGTTATCTGGCGATGCCACTGGCTCTGGCACTACGTCCATTGTCGTGACGGTGGCTGACGACAGCCATAACCACATCATCTCCAACGTGGACGGGCTACAGACTGCGCTGGATGGTAAATCGGCAACCAGCCACAACCACACGCTCGACAGCCTCTCCAACACGACTATCACCAGCAATACGTCTGGCGAGGTGCTAAAGTGGGATGGCTCTGCTTGGGTGAATAACACGCTGGCAGAGGCGGGTATTCAGCCTGCTGGCAGCTACCTGACGGGCAACCAGACCATCACGCTGTCTGGCGACCTTACTGGCTCCGGCACCACCTCAATCAACGCACAGCTTGCCGCTAACGTGGTTGGAGCCGCCGAGCTGAACGTGACCGGAAATGGCACGACCTCGCAGTATCTCCGCTCTGATGGCGATGGGACGTTCACATGGGCAACGCCCCCTGACACCACGGCCAACCAGACCATCACGCTGTCTGGCGATGCCACTGGCTCTGGCACTACGTCCATTGTTGTTACGGTGGCTGACGACAGTCACAACCATATCATCAGCAACGTGGACGGATTGCAGACTGCGCTGGATGCAAAGCTGAACCTGTCCGGCGGCACTGTCACTGGGACGCTAAACGCAGCCACCTTCAACGCCACCTCCACCACAAACGGTGGCTTCCAAGGTATTGATGCTGACAGTGCGACTAACCCCAGTTTCACATGGTCTGCTGACCTTGATACAGGTATGTATCGCAGCGGCACCAATCAGATTGGCTTTACCACTGGTGGCACTGTTGCCTGCACAATCTCAGGCAGCAACTTCAACGTGGTTGGCGCACTATACGCGCCGACTGTAGACACAAACTCTGTTATCATTGGCGCTGGCGTCACCCTGACAGAAGCCACTGACCGTGCTGACCTTTTGAAGATCACCTCTAGCACAGCGGGTTGGGGCGGCATTCAGATCAGCAACACCTCCAACGAGTTCCTGTGGAGCTTTATGGGTGATGGGACGACTGGCGGTATCTACGACGACCTATCAAATGCGTGGCACATTCAGTTCATTGATGGTGGTGAGACACGCCTTTACCATGCGGGTGCCGAGAAGTTGAACACGACAACTGGTGGCGTTGTGGTTACTGGCGAACTCAGCGCGACCAGCTTAGTAACCTCACAAGTTCTTGCGGCCACTGCTGGCCTGTCATACGGTGCCGTTGGAACGTATGCCTTTCTGATCTACAGGGGCGCTATATCATTGTCGGCCAATACAAATGTCGCAGGGTCAAGCCTGATACCAGGGGGCGCCTACGCCAACACAAGTGTTGCAGATAACTCTGTGGGAAATGCCAACGGGAGCGCAATCGCAACGGGTTCGGGTGCATTAAGTGGGACTTGGAAAGCACTGGGTGCGGTAACTTATGCATCAACCAGCAACTTTACTCGTGGAACTGTATTCGTAAGGATTTCGTGATGAACTATCGCAATGCAAGATACATCGACGCTACCCGCATTGACTGCGAAATTGAGCATCATATCCACGGCTGGATACCCTACACGCTTGATCCGGCAGACACTGATATGACAGTCAACAACGACGATCTTCTCGCCGCTATGGCTGAGAATGGAGATGTGGCTGCATATGTCCCGCCGACACAAGCTGAACTTGATGCCATCGTTGCTTCTCAGGTTCGTGCTGAACGTGAGTTCAAGTTGGTTACAGAGGTTGATGCTATTGCTGGTAATGCCCTTCGTTGGGCTGCATTGACGCCAGAGAAGCAGGTGGAGTGGGCTACCTACCGCCAAGCCCTTCTTGACGTTCCGCAGCAGGCTGGCTTTCCGAACGACATCACTTGGCCGAATAAACCGGAGTAACTTAGTTGCTAGGATTCGCCCCACTCTCAGCCGCACCGCTCGCAGATGACGGCCAGGGCGCTGTCCAGTATGAGCTTGCCTGTGCTGCTGGTTCGTTCAGCGTAAACACGCAGACAGCCGGCCTGCAAATCAACAGAAGGCTTACGGCAGACCATCTGAGCCTTTCCCTTGCGGGGCAATCGGCGGGCAAGAAACTTAGCGAGTCCGCCAGCTTTGCGTCGGTGGTGCTTTCGGGGCAATCCACCACTGAGGGCGTCCTTGAGCGCGTCGATGCAGGCAGCTTTGCGCTTGCTGGGCAGGCCATTACCGAGGGCATCCTGGAGGCGGCAAGCGCTGGCGCATTTGCGCTGGAGGGCCAAGCGGTCAATGAGGCGCTGCTGGAATCAATCAGCAGCGGCAGCTTTGCTCTGAGCGGGCAGGCGGCATACAAGGCAATATCGGAATCTATCAGCCACGGATCAATCGTATTCAACGGCGTTGATATTGCGGAGGCGGTCAGCGAGTCGGCAGATGCAGGCAGCTTCGCCCTTGCCGGGCAGGCGATCACCGAGGGCATCCTAGAGAGCGCTGCGGCGGGTTCGTTCGCTGTGACGGGCCAAGATGCGGCCAAGGGCATATCGAACGTAATCTACCTCGGTTCGTTCGCGGTTAGCGGCCAGTCAGCCGCGAAGTCCGTCTCTGAGAGCGCACAGGTAATCTCCTTCAGCCTTGCCGGCCAAGAAGCCGCCAAAGGCGTGTCTGAGGCTCTTGAGCCAGGGTCTGTGGCGCTCAACGGTCAGGATATAAACGAAGGTGTCCTTGAGGGCATTGACGCTGGCAGCTTTGCGCTAACTGGGAGGGACATAGCCGAGGGTATCTCGGAGCGGCTCGATGATGCAGCATTCAGCCTGACTGGCTTTGGCGCCTCTAAGGGCGTGTCCGATGCGGCTGGCGCTGGTAGCTTTGCACTTGCTGGGCAGGCGATCACTGAGGGCATCCTTGAGGTCGCTGGCGTTGGATACTTCACGATCACGACCAAGCCGGCGACCGAGGATATTGTCGAGCGGGCTGATGCAGGCATCTTCACGCTGAACGGACAAGACATATCCGAGGATCTGGTCGAGCGCATTCAGGCTGGCAGCTTTGTGCTTGCTGGGCAAGCGATCACTGAAGGCATACTGGAGCGCATTGATGCTGGCAGCTTTGTGCTGACTGGCCGCACCGCCCGCCTCTATGTTCCTCGATACGAATACACCACCGCGCAGGCATCCATCACTGTGACAACAGGTCTGCCAAACTCTGTAGAGGCATCTTGGCGGGCAAATAGCGTTACCGTGCATGATCCAAATGAGGTAGAATTGATGGATACATTTACATCTGCTATTCTGCATCAGGAAATGAATGAGGCGGCGTGATGACATTCTACATCAAACAAAACGACACATCCCCGGCCATCCGGGCAACGCTGCGGGATGGCGATGGGGATGTCATCAATCTAGACGGCGCAACGGTGCGCTTCCACATGAGGCCAATCGGATCCACTACGGTCAAAGTGGATGCCGCTGGCACCGTCATCGCCCCAGCGGGCGGCATTGTGCAGTATTCCTGGTCAGAGGAAGACACTGATACAGTCGGCGCATATCAGGCCGAGTTCGAGGTGACATATACCGGCGGCAATGTAGAGACTTTCCCAAATGACGGCTACATCCGCGTTGAGATTACTGACGATATTACTTGATCGCCGCCGGAGAAGACCGAATGGAAGCCCTTGATATGATCCTCCAGTATATCGTCCTGCCCGTTGGCGGTTTTGTGTATATGCTATACTCTAAGGTGCAGGCTCACCACACGGATCTTGAAGTGCTGAAGGCGCAGGCCAACGCAACCAAGGAGGCGCACGACCGCGAGTTCAAGGAGATGCGAGACAACTTCAAGCGTGTCTTCGAAAAACTCGACGGCATTGAAGAGGCGTTGCGGAAGTGAGATACGCTCTGTCATCGGCGCTTATCCTTATGACAGCCTGTGCTGAGATTAACACGCCGACGCCTATATCCTACCCGTCCGTCTGCCTCGGCGATAAGGCCTGCGAGCGCAATCTTGACGCCAAGACGCTGGCTGAGATGGGCTTTCCTGACGCTGGCTTGGCGATGATGTGCGGCAGCAGAAACGTCAGAGAAGCGGTAGGTATGGGATGCGAGTCAGCCTTGCTACTCTACTGATTGCCCTTGCGCTGCCAGTCGCGGCGCAGGACATCACAGGCGACCTCAACACCAACATAGGTGCGGGCGCAAATGTTGACAGCAACAACGTCAGCAATTCAAGCAGCACAACCTACAATGGCCCGCAGGGCGCTCTGAGCAATCCAGTGCCGTCAGCAATGGCTCCGACCATGATGAGCCAGGGCAGTGATAGCTGCCTCATCCCATCGACAAGCGGCATCCAAGTCAGCCTCTTCGGCATAGCCAAGGGCGAGATGGAGCAAGATCCAGCCTGCAACACGCGGAAGAATGCCCGCCTGCTCGGCACTCCGCAGGCTGTCGGCGGGCTTGGCTTGCAAGTCGCTGGCATCAGCGTCCTGTGCCAAGAGCCGAGCGGGCAGGTGTTCAAGGCGATGGCGCTGGCAAATACGCCCTGCCCAATCATGGACGTGGACACGGGCCAGCTTCTGATCGGCAGGGCCGCATACGAGAAGATGCGGGCGAAGCCGTTTATCTATATCCCGTTTTATGCTAATGATATGGCATTCTGGAATACGTTGCTGGCCATCGGAAGGGACTTGGCAGATGTTCAAACGAATGATGATCGGCCTACTTTGTCTGAGCGGTTCAGGTGCAACAGCGCAGGAAGCGACCTATGCCGCACTGGCGGACGCGGCCAACCAGATAATGAACCAGATCAACCTGTCACAGACGCTGGCGGCGGGGGCTAGTTACTACGCAGGCGTCGGCGGCATCGTGGCTGACGGCTCCGTCACGCAGGCAGAAATCGACGCGCAGATGGTTGACGCCTACAACGACGCCTACGCGCTCGTCTTGGAGACAAGCTATTATACGACTCAGATGATGCT